CCGCCGCCAGCGTTGCACGCCGCGCGCGCGATGCGGTGCGCAATGATCCCTATGCCGCACGCATCGTGGATCTCTGGACCGGCAATGCAGTCGGCGCGGGCATCACGACGCGCTGGCCTGAAACCGCGCATCGCAATGCCTGGCAGGCTTGGGCCGATAGCACCGCCTGCGATGCCGAAGACAAGCTCGATCTCTATGGCCTGCAAGCGCTGGCCATGCGCGCGGTCGTCGAAAGCGGTGAATGCTTCATCCGCCTATTGACCGTGCCGACATCGCCGCGGAACCCGATCGGCCTCAGCTTGCAGGTGCTGGAAAGCGATCACCTGGATACGGCGCGCAATGGCGTGGTGGACGGCGCGCCGACCATCCAGGGCATCGCCCTTGGGTCGTCTGGTGAGCCCATTGGATACTGGCTGTTCCCGACGCATCCCGGCGCCTGGATGCTGCCTGGCGCGCGGCTGGCGAGCAACTTCATCCCCGCACGCGATGTGCTGCATATCTTTCGCAAGCGGCGGCCTGGGCAATTGCGCGATGTCTCCTGGCTTGCGCCCGTGCTGCTGCGGTTGCGTGACCTTGGCGATTACGAAGCCGCGCTGCTGATGAAGGCCAAGATCGAAGCGTGCCTCGCTGCGGTGGTCACTGATGATGGCGAGGAAACACTGACGAAGCCGGGCGACGCCAACCCTGGCTTGTTGCGCGATGCACAAGGCCGCGCGGTGGAAAGCTTCGAGCCTGGGATGATCCTCTACCGGCGCGGCCAGGGTGATGTAAGTGTGGTGAACCCCTCTGGTGGTGGGTCGCACACCGCCTTTGCGCGGCGCTCACTTGAGGCTGCTGCTGTCGGCGCGGGCCTGACATACGACCAGGTCTCTGGCGATCTGACCCAGGCGAATTACTCGAGCCTCCGCGCTGGCAAGATCGAATTCCGCCGGCTCTGCGAACAGATGCAATACGGCATGCTGATCCCGATGCTGGTGCGGCCAATTGCGGAGCGCTTTCACGCGCAGGGCGCGCTGCTCGGGCTTTGGGCGGATGCCATGCCGAAGGGTGTGGCGCATGTGCCGCCAGCGCATGAGATGATTGACCCGCTCAAGGACACGACCGCGCTGATCGCCCAGGTGCGTGCAGGCTTTGTGCCGCAGCCTGAGGCCGCTGGCGCCTTTGGCTATGATTTCCGCTCGGCGGTCGAGATGATCCGCGAAGCGAATGCCGCGCTGGATGCCGCTGGCATCTCGCTAGATACCGATCCCAGGCGCGTCGCCAAATCCGGCGGTGCGCAGGACGCGGCGCAAATGGCGGCGGTGGAAATCGCCGCGACCGGCGCGGCAGCGCCGCCACGCCCAGAAACCACAACGGGAGCAGCACCATGACCGCAGGCGGCTATGGTGCGCGCCGCATCCATGAGAGACTGCAGGCGCGTGTCGATCACTGGCAGAAGGTGAAGAACACGTCCCCGCCCGGTGAAACGCCGGCGGAGGCTGCGACGCGGGTAGCGTTGGCCGAACGGTACACCAGTATCAGGAACCAGACGGCCCAGAAGAAGCACGCTGGGCGGCCAGGCAGGGTGATAGGTGCAATCGAGATCAAGCAAACGGCCGGTGGCACAAACGCCAATACGATTACCTGGGAGGTCGGTAGGATGTTCTTGGACCATGGCGACGCGGTGCTCGCCGACGAAGTGCTCGACGCCATTTTGGACAATGGTGGACCACTAAGGTCTTTCGTAACAAAGTCGCCTGTGCTTCAGGACATTCTGGTTCAGATACAAATAGCTATCAACTCCGAGGGGCTACCCCCCGATGAGACGAGGCGGCTACGGAAGGCGCTTGTTGCGCTTGACCCGACTTCTTCAACCTAGCCCTTACCGGCTACTAGGCCCACCCCTCCAAGGAGGGGTGGGCCAGTCAGCGACCGACCGCGACCGTAGTTAGCCAGCCGCGTCTAGCTCTCTCGCTGTGACGCTTTTGCCAGAGATGGACCAGGGGCGACGCCGCAGCAGATTGCTGCGGCTGTCACTTTGACGATCTGGTGAGGCGGAGCGCTATCCGGCGGCCCAAATTTCCGCGGCTAATCCGTATCGCCCAAACTTCTTAACGGAGCCCCCCATGCTCACCCTCGACCTCCCCACCACCCCCTACTGGCTCACCCTCCCGCGCGGCGTGCGCGTGGAGATCAAGCCTGTCACCACCGCCGTCATGGCCGCCGCCCAGGCCGCCGCCGCGCGCAACCTCGGCGCCCTACGCGCAACCGAGCCCGACCTCGACCCCGACATGTCGCGCGGCCTGGCTTTCGCGTTCCTGGTGAAGGCACTCGCCCGCCACGCCGTCACCGCCTGGGAGGGTGTGGGCGATACCTCCGGCAAGCCCTTGCCGCTTTCAACGGACGCCATCGAACGCCTGATGGACCTCGACGACATCGCCGCCGCCTTCTGGGACCGCGCCACCGCCCCTGTCGCCGCCGTGGCCGCCGAGGGAAACGGCTGAGGGCCCGCGCCGCCTGGCATTTCGGGCGCGGGCCCGAATATTGCCGCGGCTGCGCGGCCATTCAGCGCCATTGCGCCGATGCCTGCCCCTACACCGCCAATGCCCCCACCAGCATCGAAGCCCATGCCTGCTGGGCCGCCGGCACCGCCTGCGCCGAGGCCAGCATGGCCGGTATCACACTCCCGTTCACGCATGCCCTCGCCGCCGCACGCGAACTCGGCGCAAGTGGTTGGGCAGCGTCTGAAATGCTGATGACCATCCGCATCGGCATGGCCGAGGGCCAAAGCCAAAGGCAGGAGGAGGAAAAGCCCCATGGCTGACGCCACCCGCCGTGTCTCGGTGCGCCTGTCCTTGGACGACGCCGCGCGCGTCAAGGCTGGCCTGCGTGAGGTGGGTGAGGCCGGGCAGCGTTCGCTTGATCAAATCAAGGGCGGCGCGGAACGTGCCTCCCGCGCGCTGGAATTCGTGGATATCGCCGCGCGCGGGATCCAATTGGCGGGTGTTGCGGTCGCAGCGCGCGCATTGGTGCAAGCGGGCGATGCGCTGACACAAAGCCTGGCAAGGCTGCAAAACGCCACAGGCTCGGTCGCGCGGGCTGGGGAAGTCTATGAAGCGCTCTATCGCAATGCGCTTTCCACCGGTGTCGCGGTGTCTGACAGCGTGGATGCCTTCCAGCGCTTTTCCATCGCCGCGCGCGATATCGGCGCCACATCGGATCAGGTGGTGCGGCTTGTCGGCGGTTTGCAGCGCGTCGCGATCGTCTCCGGCGCCTCCACCCAGGAAATCGGCAGCGCCACGCTGCAATTGGCGCAGGCCTTGGCCTCGGGCGTGCTGCAGGGTGATGAACTCCGCTCCATCCTGGAAGCCATGCCGCTGCTGGCGGAAGGTCTGGCGCAGGAACTTGGCGTTTCCATCGGCGAACTCCGCAAGCTGGGGTCGGAGGGCAAGCTCACCGCCGATCGGGTCTTTCCCGCCCTGCTGCGCGCAACGGAACGCATCGGCGCGGAATTGGACAAGGCGCCGCTGTCACTCGGCCGTGCCTTTGGGCAGTTGAACGCAGCGACGCAGAATTTCCTCGGCCAATTGGATAACGCGATTGGCCTTTCCGAGACGCTGGCGCGCGCCCTGTCCGGCGCCGCCCGCGCCATGGATGGGCTGCGGCGTGGCGCTGGCTTGGTCAGTGAGGAAGAACGCCTGGTTGGGCTGCGCCGTCAGGCCGATGCGCTGGCGGCACAACTCAGCCGGCTTGAAGCCGCGCGTGATGGCAGTGACGCCCCGCGTGAGGCACCGCGCCGCAACAGCATCCGCCCCGGGCTGATCGGCACCGCCGAACAACAGGCCGGCGTGGATGCGCAGCAAAGGCTGGATGACCTCCGCCGCGATTACTTCGCGGCGCTCGCCGAGATTGACACTGCCGAGCGCGAGGCGCTGGCGCGTCGGCTCGGTGAACAGGAACGCGCCGATCAGGCGGCGAGTGACTCCCGCCGCCGCCGCGCCACCCAGGAAGTCCAGGACCTGACGCGCGATCTGGATGATCGCTTCCGCATCAACAGCGCCTATGAGGAACGCGTGCGTCGGTTGCGCGAGGCCGAGGCAGCCGGTGGTGTCACCGCCGCGGAACGCTCCCGCCTGGAAGCCCTCGCGCTGCAGGAACGTGATGAGGCGCTCCGCCGCATTGAAGGCACCACGCGGCGCACCGCCGCCATTCCGCGCGCCGATCGGGAGGCAGAGCGCGAACTGAATGACCTGATCCGGGAACGCGAAAGGCTGATCCTGGATAATGAGAATGCCTATGAACGCTATCAGCGCCGCCTGGAACGGCTTGGAGATCTGGCCGAGCGTGCCGAGCGCGCTGGCAGGCCGATCCCAACCGAGACCATCGCCCGCGAAGGCGAACGCGCGCTGAACGAATTGGAGGAGGCCGAGCAGCGCATCAAGCGCAGTACGGAAAACACCCGCGATGCCGCGCGGGAATTGGGCTTTGCCTTTTCCTCGGCCTTTGAGGACGCGATTGTGCGCGGCGCCAGGCTGTCTGAAGTGCTCAAGGGCCTCTTGCAGGACATGACGCGCATCATCGCGCGCCGCACCATTACTGAGCCTTTGGGCAATGCGGCCTCGGCCGGGCTTTCTAGTATTGGCGCGGGGAATTGGCTGAATGATATCGGCACCGCCATTGGCGGCTTGTTCCGCGCCGATGGTGGCCCGGTGTCGGCGGGGCAGCCCTATATCGTTGGCGAACGCGGCCCGGAATGGTTTGTGCCAAACCAAGCCGGCACGGTGCTGCCGAACGGTAGCGCACCAGCCGGCACCACCATCAATACCTCGATCGCGATTGATGCGCGCGGCGCTGATGCCGGGGTGGAGGCAAGGCTGCGCATTTTGGCCGGGCAGATTGCGCGGCAGTCATCCAGCATGACGCTGGATGCCATTCGGCGGGGCGGCAGCGCTTATGAAACAGTGCGGGGATAGCAGCCATGGTTGAATACGCCTGGCCCGAAATACTGCGCCCGACGCGGCTGACATTTTATTTGCAGCACAACACCACGCGCTTTGTCTCGCCCATCACGCGCCAGGCGCAGGTGCTCCGGCGCGAAGGTGCGCGCTGGGTGGCGCAGGCGAGCTTTGATCCTTTGGACCGCGTGCGCGCGGGGATACTGGAGGGTTTGCTGGCCGCGCTGGGGGGATCGCTCAATACGGTCAGAATCTATGACTGGCGGCGGGAATTCCGCAGTGGCGATCCGCGCAGCCAGGGTCAGGTACCAAGCGGGCCATTCTCCTTTGATGATGCGACGATCTTTACCGATGGCACCGGCTTTGTTGTGGGGTCGGGCAATCCCGCTTTGGCCACGGGCGCACCGCGCGGAGCGCTTTCGATCCAGACGCAGGGTTGGTATCCGAATGCCATCGCGATTGGTGCGGGGGACATGATCGGCCTTGCCGGGCGGCTCTATATCGCGACCGAGGCCATCACCGCATCCGGCACTGGCACTGCCAGCATTCCCATCGCGCCACCCTTGCGCGAGGCATTGCTGGTGAACCAACCGTTGGTGCTGACCAAGCCGAGCGTGCCGATGCGGCTGGTATCGGATGATGAGGCCGCGAACCCGACCCGCCCGGGCGGCTTTACCGCCATCACCATCCGGCTTGAGGAGGCGTTGTAATGTCAGGCAGCAATCCATCGCCACGCCTCACGCCCGCTGCCATTGCCGCTGCGGCATCACCCATCGCCGCACCTGTTGTGCTGGTGGAGCTTGATTTCGCCTCGGGCTTTTTCCGCGCCTGGACGGGGATTGGTCCCCTGCATTGGGCGGGCAAGGTGTTTGAGGGGCTCGGCGCGATTGGTGCCGTCAGCGAGATTGAGGAAACGGTCGAATTGCGCGCTGTGCGGTTGACGCTCTCGCTCTCGCCTGTGCCGCAGGATGTGGTGGATATCGCGCTGGCGGAGCGCAGCTTTCGCCTGCGCCCGGCGCGGCTTTGGGGCGTGCTGCTGGATGCAGAGGGCGCTTTTGTCGCTGATCCATTCCCGCTTTGGGCGGGGCTGATGGATGTGATGGAAGTGACCGATGGGGCTGAGGCGCGGATTGCACTGACCTGCGAAAGCCGCCTGGTTGATTTGGAACGCGCTGAGGTGCGGCGCTACACCGATGCGGACCAGCAAGCCGAATATCAGGGCGACCGCTTTTTCGAATATGTGCCCGCCCTGCAGGAGGTGGAGATCCGGCTGCCGGCGCAGTGATGCGGCAGGCGGATTGGGCGGTACGGCTGGCGGCGCTGCTGTCGGCGGCGGAGGCACGCCCCTTTGACGCGCGGCATTGGAATTGCGCGAGCTTCGCGCTCGCGGCTGTGGAGGCTGTGATAGGCCACAAACCCAGCGTCCGTGTCCTGCCCTGCCTTGCTGCATCAGCCGATAGCGCTGGCTTTCCGCGCATCGCACCGGCCTATGCGCGCACTGGCGATATCGTCCTGGCCGGTGATCCACCGCGCCTTGGCGTGGTCGTCGAAGCCGGGCGCGCGGCCTTTGTCGGCAAGCATGGCCTGACCACCGCAGCAATTACGGATTGCAGTATAGCCTGGAGGATCGGCTGAATGCCCGTCGCCATCCCGATCATTGCTGTCGCCGTCGGCGCAGTCGCCTCAGCCGCAGTCGGTGGTGGCATTATCGGCGCTTTGGTTGGCGCCGGTACTGCCTTTGCCATTACCAGCGTTGGCGGTTCCGTCTTTCCCTCACGCCCGCCCTCATCCCCCGCTATTCCAAGCCGCGCGGTCGATAATACCACCGCCCCGGGCGCGGGGCGCACACAATCCGTCCGCCAGCCACTCACGGAACACCAGATCGTTTTTGGCCGCTGCAAGGTCGGCGGGCCCATCGTGTTCATCCATTCCGCAACCGATGATCAGGGCCGCGCCGATGGGTATTTCTACGCCGTCGTCGTACTCGCCGCGCATCGCGTGCAATCGATCGGCGATGTCTGGCTGGGTGATACGCTGGCCACGGACGCGAAGTTCTCCGGCCTGGTGCGGATTGATCGCCATCTGGGCGCGGCGGATCAAGTGGCGAATGCCAATCTGATCGCCGAGACCGCCGGCAAATGGACCGCCAATCATCGCGGCCGCGGGCGTGCCTACGTCGCGGTGCGCCTCAAAATCACCGCCCAGGCCTTTCCCTCCGGCCCGCCGAACATTGCCGCCCTGGTGCAGGGCCCGAATAGCATAATGGATCCGCGCAGCAATACGACAGGATGATCCGATAATCCGGCGCTCTGCCTTGCCTGGTACCTCACCGCGCCCTTTGGCTGGAAGGCATCCTGGGATGATATCGACATTCCCGCCTTGATTGCCGCTGCCAATATCTGTGACGAGCTGATCGGCACGCGCGCCGGGGTTTATGAAAAGCGCTACACGGTCAATGGTCGTGTCTCGCTTGGCGAGGGGAAAATCGCCATCACCCGCAAGCTTGTCGCTGCCATGGCGGGCGCACTGGTGGTCTCGGGCGGGCGGTTTTTTGTTCATGCCGGTGGACCCGCGCTGCCTGTCACCACGCTCAATGCCAATGCGCTGCGGGGCGATGTTACCATCCAGGGCAGCCGACCGCGCCGGGATCTCTTTAACGGCGTGCGCGCAGTTTATGTGGACCCTGCGAAAAACTGGCAACCAACCGATGCACCGCCGCTGCTCGCCGCGAATTACGTGGCCGAGGATGGGGGTGAGG